TCATTTAAAATGTTATCTGTTCAAGAAGGAGAACAATTGATAAGTGAAAATAACCATTGGATAAATTGTGCTTATACTGGAATGGGTTGTATGGCTATACGGAGAGGGGTATTTGAAGACCCACGTTTAAAATATCCGTGGTTTTTCTGTGATTTGAAAAAAATGCCTTCTCTTAATCCTGAAATTCCATATATTTGTGATGGAACAAGTGAAGATGTAAGTTTTATTCGTAACTTAATAGACAATGGTATTATTGATGGTGTAATGGTAAATTTAAAATGGCGGTTCGGTCATGAAAAAACATGTATATATTAGATTGAAATAAAATGTAAAATATAAATGTAAATAATATAAAAAGTAAACCATAATTATTGTATTATAAAATGCTATCCCGTTCATTAATTCGTAATTATTCAAATATTTCAAAATTAAATGCTTCTGTTTCAGCAATAAAGGTTTTTGAAAATAGTTGTTATCACAAAATAGATTTCAAGATAAACGAAGAAAGCTCAGTAAAAGAAGCGGTTATGCGTTTCAGTGCTTTTAATATTGGATGTCTTGCCGTTACTGATAATTCTAATAAAGTAGTAGGCGTTTGTAGTGAACGTGATTACATTAAGAAATTAGCAGTAATGGATAAAGGAATGAAAGATGTAAAAGTAAAGGATATTTGTACTTATGGACCAAATATTATTATTGCCAAGAAAGAAGATACATTAGAAATGTGTATGAATAAAATGATGTTTAAAGATATTCGCCATTTATTGGTAATTGATGATAACAACCAGGATTTTATTGGTATGATTTCAATAAAAGATTTAATTAAAGAAATAATGAAAAAAAACGAAGATACTATTACTAGATTAAGTGATTTCAAGATTGGAAAAGGCGCTTTTTTTGGAAGTGAATAATTTTTTTTTTATTATATAATTGATTTCCATATATTTATTACATTATGAGTAATAAATATATTTATTAGAATAATTTTATAGCATAATTACCAGGTTCACCTATTAATTTACCGACTACTATTAATTCAGAACCTGTTGCTTTATTATCCTCATAATTTTCCATTGTATATAATTCATTTGTTTTCTTATTTAACGCATAATCAACACCTTTATATGTAATTTTTGTAGCTTTAAATACTGTAGCGCGAACATTCTCTTGTTTTTCAATAGCATCTCTTTCATAACTTGGATAAGAAGCAAAATTATTACTTTCAACTTTACCGAAACCATAACAAACCAGTTTTTCTTCTTTGTTTTTAGAAGCATATAAAGAACAATCAATAGAAGTTTCTTTAACAGCCTTTAAAAACAATTTATTATTTTTATCCTTCAGTGTTGCTATTTCAAATAAACTTTCGTCAGTAGTTACTGGCGTTTCACCATCTATTCTACTAACATCACGAATACGTAATTCAATATTTTTTTCACTTTTCTTCTGTTCTTCACTTAAAATAGATAGATAAAGAAATACTTTTACGGTTCTCAATTCTTCTGGTAAATCTTGATGACTACAAATACGACGAGCACGACCAATGACTTGTTCAATACGAACCATATGCCAATAAGGTTCTACAATATGTACAAATCTAGTATTTTTTAAATTAATACCTTCAGCACCAGATGAAGTAATCATAAATATTTTAATCACATCACCAAGATAATTGTTCTCAAATTGTCCCTGTAATTTTGTAGCAATATTGGATGGTATAGCATTCCATGAACTATTATAAATATTTCTAACAATTTCTTTTTCTTCAACACCTTCAGTACCAGTATATAGAACGAATTTGGGTTTTCCTTTATCTCTTTCATTTTCTACAATATCCCATTCATTTCCTATTTTCTGTATTTTGAATTCAGCATAACCATTGGCTTCTAATATTAATTTTAAAATACCAATACCCTCAATTGTACGGAATTGACTATAAATTAAATGTAAACCTTCATTCTTTTTATCTTGTAAATTATTGAGAATTTCCACGAACTTTGGACTATACATTTCCAAATCTTTTTTCCTTAAATATTCTTCTTCTCTTGGTGATTCTGGATTGAATTTTAATTGTTCCAATGCCTTTTCAATGCGTGCTTGGTATGTCAAAATTTCTTTCTCTTTTTCGGCATTTTGTTCGTCTTCTTTATCACCTTTTGCTTCATTATCCTTTTCATTAATTTCTTCTTCAAATTCTTCATCATTGAGTTCTTTTCTTTCATTTATAGGAACAGCATTGAAATCATTTTCATTTATTTCTTTTTTATCAGGAATTGGTCTACGAATGTCATTTGGAAAAGCAAAATTACATGCTGAACGAGAGAAAATACGATATGTAGATGATATTTTATATATATCATCATTTTCAGGCATTTTGTCCGCTTTATTCTTTTTCTTTCTATTACGTTTTTCTTCTTCTGCTTCTATTTTTCTTATTTGTTCATATACACTAAATTGATGCGGTGTCATTTCACATTTGACTACATGGAAGATATCACCGTCTTTTGTTTTTTCAAATCTTGGTAATAATTGTTCTTGAGCACTACGGAAATAAGAAGTTAACCCTAAAATACGCTTTTGGAATAATTCTAAATTTGATACTTCGCCTTCTTTCAAAAATAATCCCATGAATTCTTCTCGGTCATCCGGTAATGATTTAAAGTTCTGAACAGATATTTTACCAACAATATCTAAATTATATTTTTTTAATATTTTTACTAAGTTCTCTTCAAAATCTTTATCGCTAATATTACCAGAGTCGTTTAATTTTACACCTTTGTATCTATTGAATATTTCTCCAGCACCACCCTTATGAATATCATAATCTTGGTTAAAACCAATGCGATATGCCTTTTCAGCACTTTCATCTTGTGTTATATCTAATTCTTCATATTCTAATTTGGGAGTGATTTTATCATACTGTGAAATAGCTATTCTCTTTTTCTTTGTAACGCGGGATTTTTTATTTTCCTTTTCTTTGGTTTTTTCTTTAGATTTTTTACTCTTACCACCATTCCAAAAACCACCTAGCACTTCTCCAACTTTACCACTAATATTTAGTTTTTTTCTATCAGTGCCTTTTGCTACAAGTCGTTTATTATCATTAATAAAACCGAATGGATTTCTTGTAATAGTTAATTTATTACCACTATATTCAACAAAATCATAAAAGTTAAATTTTTCTTTATCAAAAATATCCAAAATAGTATCAGTTGTTATTTTTTCACTCGTTTTTACATTTATATTAATAGTCCATGTTTTAATATAACCGCGTAAAATATTGAACAAAATGCCTATTTCGTTTGGATAATTTATAATAGGTGTGCCTGATAATAAAACTACTTTCGCATTTGTAGCACTCATTAAATATTGATACAATCTATAAGAAACCGATTTAGGTTTTTTCATTTTATTCACAATACGACTAATAAAATTATGGGCTTCATCTATGATAACAACAGAGTTATCAAATGGATTTCTGGTATAATTACCGGATAAGTTTTGTAATCCTCTTGGATTTAAACCATTATAATTGATATCTCTGTATTTTGTTCTAATCATTTCATTCAATTGGTTATCTATTTCTTTTTGTTCTTCTGGTGTTTTATCTGAAAAATTAGTGCCTGTTTCCATATTAACTACCCACGCTCCTTTATGCTTATCAAAATATTCACTAGATAGTGATAATGCTTTTATTAACATAGTTCTAGCTTGTGCATTTCCTTCGGTTTTAATATATTCCCATTTTTGATTTTGCTTATAAATAGGGTCTCCACACTTTTTCAATTCAGTAAAAAAATTCATTTTTAAAGCAGCTGGGGTTAAAACAAATATTTGCTTGTTTGTCTTCATTCCCTCGGCAATAGCTATAGAACCACACGTCTTACCAGCACCTAATCCCCAGTACACTAGTAAGCCACGGTAAGGACTATATAAATTTAAATAATCCAACATAACTTTTTGATGTGTTAATGATTCAAATTCTTTACCAGAACTTCTGGTGTCACAAGATATATTTTTATCATCATCAGCAATAACCTTTTTATATGATTTCAACATGTCAGCAATTTTCTGAACATATATTTTACGATTATTCATATAATAAGTTGGTGCTTTCAATGTTACTTTTTCTAACATTTTTGGTTCGGGTAATTCTGGTAATTTATTTTTAATTTCAGTGGTCGTTAAATCAAGTTTAATATCATCCAATATTCTTAATTTTGGTTTACGAGGATTTTTCGCCTTAGTAATTTTTTTCACTACTTCTAGTTCTTTTTTATCAATTTCTTTTTTTGATAATTCTTTTATTGGTTTATCTTCATCTATTATTTCAACTTCAATATTTTTTTCTTCTGCTTTTTCAATCATTTCTTTCAAATCATCCAAATTTTCTCCTTCATGTTCTACTTCATCCAATAATTCTTCACTAATAATTTTGGATTTTATTGGTATATCTATGATTTCTTCTTTTTCATCTTCAACTATTAGTTCTTTTTTATCGGATTTTTCAGTAGCATCATCTTCAATTTCTTTCATTTTTAAATTAAGAGGTTCTTTTATAATGACTGTCTTTTTTGTTCCTTTTATACCAGGTTCTCCAATAGGTATTGGAACTGGTTGTTCTTTAGATAAATCTTTTAATGAATGTAATACTCCGACTTTAAAAGGTTTTTTATCTTTCAATCTGTCAAGAATTACAGAAATATCAATTTTAGAAATTTTACGATAGTCTTTGAAATGTTGTTTTATTTCTTTTTTTGCTTCTTTTTTTTCTTGTTTTTCACTTTCTTCTGTAATAAGTTCTTCTTCGCCTTCTTTTGGTTCAGGTTCTTTTATTATAGCTTTACCTATATTAACTATCAACCCAGTTTGTTTTGCCGAAGGTTTATTACGTTTTAAAAATTCTAATGTTTTTATTTGTTCATTCATTATAATATAATAAATTCTATTATATTATAATAGGATAAAAAACTAAAAAGCGTTCGGTAAATCATAAAAATCGGGATTTCCATAAAATAAATAAGAAAATGTTTTTTGCGAAAAGCCTACATCTACACCATTGTCGCTACCTCTTGCTGTTCTAATATTTTCATTTTGTGTTAAATTTGATAAAATAGGAAACATACACGAAAATTGCCGTTGTCCTTTTCTTAAAAATACTGGTAAATTATTATCTTTGTTTAATATTTTATTAAAATTCTGATAATATTGTAATTTGTCTATATCGTCTTTATGAGATACTTTCATCTGTATTCTCAAATTATCGTCTTTTTTATTAATACATCCCACATGGATTAGATTTGCGTTAAATAATATAACATCACCTTTTTTACAAGGAATATTCACCACATTCTGAAATAAATTAATATTATAGGAATTCAATTCTTTATGACTATTTGGTAATATACCTAAACATTTTTCCATATCTTCTAAATATATTAACATAGTGTATGATGGATATTGTTGTTTTTCGTTAAAAAAATCACCATTGTTATCGCGATGACATGTATGAACTACTGATTTTTTTATTATCCAAATATAATCTTGAAATATATATTGGTTTGATGTAGAATTGTAAATTAAATTCAATAATTTTGGATGTTTTAATAATACCATTTTTGCGTCAGCATATTTTTCTTTATTACATTTATCTATAAGCCCTTCTATTTCATTGTTATTGAATACATTTTTATATAATTGTATTCCATCAGTATGTAGGTTATATTTTTCACTATTTTCTTCTATAATATCGCTGTAAAAAAATATTTTTATAACTAGTAGTAAAATAATTATAAGTACTATAATTAACCAAACTTGTTTAGCATATAACATTATACTAAATCATATTATTTAAATATTATATTAGCAAAAATGCTATAATAGTAATTAAAATGGTAACAATTGTAAATACTATATATTTTTTATGAAGAATAATAACATAAAAAATATATTTTGAATTATTATAAAATGAATACAATAAGATATTTTTTGAGAAGTATGCGAAATATATTTCCGAACAATAATAATAATAATGAAAACAATGAAAATTTAGATAATAGCGTTCACAACAATGAACAATATTTATCAAGAGAAAATAATGGTAGACAATGTGGATATTGTAGACGAACTGGGCATACTGTTTTAAGTTGTGATAATGAATTGGTAATCAATGGAAAACGAGAGATAGAAGATATTATAAATAATAATATTTATACTACTAGAACTAGAGTTGAAAATATATTAAATGAATGGTTAATAGATAAACCTGATTTATTATTAAAAGCAATATTTTGTAGAATTCGCATATTAAAATATAGTTATTATTATACTCGTAACGATATTATAGAAATTATTAAAAATTATGTTATGAATAAATTATATTTTTTACGTTTATCAGAATATAGAAATACAGTAAATACAGTACAAAATGCTAGAATAACTATTATAATACCATATACAGTAATAAATACATTAAGAGATTTATATAAATCTTTATCAATTAAAACAATTATGGTAAAGTCAAAAATACAACATTCTGATAAAGATTGTCCTATTTGTTTAGATGAGCTTGAATATGATAATATACAAAAAACAAATTGTAATCATGAATTTTGTAAAGATTGTTTAACAAAAACTATTAAAGGATTTGCGAATAGACGAAATTATGCGAAATGTCCTTTATGTCGTTCAAATATTGAAATTATTTATCAAAATAAAAAATTTATTAATAAATCATTAGAATGAATATAAACTTTTAATAGCTTCATCACACGCAATCTGTTCAGCCTTTTTTTTAATTTTATGGGTACCTTCTCCCAAAAATAATAATATTTTTCCATGAATAGACATATATTGATGGATATCATTATAATGTTTGAATTCTTTAATATGAATTGATTTATGATGAGAAGCATTATGTAGTGGTTGACCTAAACATAAATATACACCCATATGATAACCAGTTTCAATATTATGTTCTTCAATTTCCATATAATGAGGCGTAACTTTGAATTCTTTTTGTATTTTTACTTGTAAAATATTTTTAAAATTATCATCATTTTTTATTAGATTAATCCAATCTACATGTTTTTCAAAAACACTTTCAACAAAAATTTGAACCATTTGAAATCCAGGACCTGTAACAAACACATTTTGAAACCATCCATCATCATCATTTACCGAAATTTTATTAAAATCCAAAAACATAGCACCAATAAATGCTTCAAATAAACATCCTAATTTTTTTAAATTAGTTCTTGTTTGTTTAAACTCAGCATGTTTAGATAATACAAACCAATTATGTAACCCCATATCGTAAGCAATTTTTCCAATGGATTCATTTTTAACCAATGCTATTTTTTTTTCGGTCATAAATCCTTCATTTTCTTTTGGAAAACGCCTATACAAATAATATTTAGTAATACATTCTAAAACCCCATCTCCTACAAATTCTAATCTTTCATTTGATTTAGTAAATAATGGCAAGCAATCAT